GTCTTAATCCCCCAAGCCATCATGGCCTGCATGATCATAGTAAATGTGGGTCCTTCCGGAGAAAGGGTAGAGATACCCTTCCTAAATGTCGCAGGTATCCCCTGCGACGTCTAGATTCGGTATACCGAATCTACGTTACCCTATGGGTTACCATAGGGCTCCGCCTATCGTTAACTGACTGGCAGTCCTGCCAGTTTATAAAGTTTTTAGATAGGCAGTTACACTCGTTAGTACATAACGAGCATCAGCACCTGAGTAGAATGAAAGCTCAGGCTGAAGAGTTCCGGTCCTTATGGATTGCCGGAACCATACCGTCCGAGAGACTTCTCGGACATTACTTCCCTCGGTACGTAGTACCGAGAGTTATTCGGATCCTTAAACAGGATCCCTCCCTGGTATATTGTATATCAGGATTCAAGAGAGGGCTTCCGCCTTCTTCAAACCAGCAAGCAGATAAAATGCTTGCTCTTCATCGGGAAACGGTCACAAAACCTTACCCGGTGCCAAAGGGAACGTATTTTACGTTCACTGCATGGGTTCGTCGCTACTGCACGAATCCGACTCGCGATGCGCATATACGCATTGCGTCTACATCTGCTTGTAAAGAATACAAGCGGAAAGAGGGTGGGCGTATGCAGCTCATCCGTGATGAACTCCCGAATTGTATTTCGGGAGCTTTGGACCTCCCATGCTGGAACTATGCTAATGAGTATTGTTCCGATGGGTGGCCTGAAAAGGACCGTGTTAAGCGGTCTAAACGTTGCGCGGTGGATTTTCTAAATCACATCGAACCGCAACTTGATATGTACGTCCCTAACGAGACGTACCCAGTAGCTGTACAAGAATACGGCTACAAGACTCGTATTGTTACGAAGTCACCGGCCGAGAACGTTATGCTCGGTCATAAGGATCGCGATGTCCTGTTTGATTTCGCTATGCGGATCGAACAGGCTCGCGAACCATTAGAGGATGGGTTATTACCTATCCCCGTAGTCGAAGCAGATAACTGCTTCGTTTTCTCGAGCGATTTATCTCGCGCGACTGATACGGTGTCTCACGACATCGTTAATATTCTCGTTAGAGAATTGTCGCTGCAGGAGATTGTGGTGAAGCATTGCTTCCCCGACAAGACCCCGTGGCTCCGAGGCATCCCAATGGGGATGCCCGCATCGTGGTCAATTTTAACATTGACCCATGCCTTCGTGGCTTTCAAGGTTGACCCCTCTGGATCCTTTCGGATCAAAGGAGACGACCTGATCGCCTATTGGACGAAGGCGCAAATCAATCAGTACATAGATCTGATTGAAAATCTTGGCTATATAGTCAAGAGATCGTGTTCTTACATTCATCCTACTAGAGGATTGTTCTGTGAGAACCCCTATGAACTCCGTCATTCGGAGCTCATACCTCTTGAAGGTTACTTTTCCTTCAAGTTCCTTTCTGCTAATACAGCAGAATTTGACCTACCGAGCATTGCTCGGAGGCTTCACGGGCTCGTCGATGAAGGCGTGCCTAGAGAGGTTGTATGTAACATACAATCTATGTATCTGCGCAAGCAGATACGTTTATGTCGGCAGATGTCTGTCGATCCTTACGTCCCCGCTTTCTTCGGGGGCATGGGTCTGGTACCTAAGTATCCAGACAAATCTCCGTCGGTCCAATACCAACGGATTACTAAAAGGCTTGTCTCCAGGCCTTTTGATTATCGGGCACGACTTGTTTTGGAGTCGTATCCGAAAGGTTCGCTACAGTTCGCTGTAGCTCGAGATGTCGCGCGTTACACGCGGCATATGATGTACGGTTTTGACCGTGCAACGGATCTTGTCCTGTGCGAGGACAAGTTTTCTAAGGCTCTTGTCGAGCCTTTAACTTACTTCCATATGAAATGGAGGCAACCTGGCGAGCCTAATCTGTCTCGCTATCTGAAGGCCGTTAAACGGACCTTTACTTCGCTTCGGAGATCATCCGAGGCTTGGGCGGTTAACTACCGCTACAATTATCGCCAACTCTATGATTTAGAGTCAAGAGTTGGTGCTGTTAAAGGCGTCCATGATGCCATTAACCAATATCGACCTACTGAAAAGCAGGCCACCGAGCTCCGAGAGGAGCTCGATCGTTTACGCGACGAAGCTCGCGTATCACGCATCAAGAGATTCTTGATGCATTGGGACGAAAATAGCCTTTCGGCTATCTCGCGTGTCTAATCGGCGCGTGACCGACCGGAAAATCAAGGAGGCGTACCTCCCCGAGGGTAAGACCCCGCAATTGTACGGCGTCTGCTGTGCAGTACTAGTCGGGCGAAGACCGGGTGGTATTGGCCCCTGGCAC